AATGTATGGATTAAATGATGTTCCAGAAAAAAATTTAGAATATCTTGAATTCAAGGATGAACTCATTGATGTTGGTAAAAAAATGTATAATGAATTTTATAAACATTAAAAGGAACATAATGTTTTGTAAAAAATAATAAAATTATACATACTGGTTTATAAAATGTTCTAATCCTTCGACTGATCTATTGCCTTCAAAGTTGACAACTTCTCTATTTGATTTATATAATCTGACAGTTGGGAATCCTTGTATATCCATTTTGGAACATAATGATTTGTTTTCATCACAGTTTACTGTTTTAATGGTAATTCTATTTTTGTTACGTTCCTCGAATTGTTGCCAAACAGGCATGAAATTTTTACAATGTCCACACCATTCAGCATAATATAATACTATTTCAGCAGGAACGACTGGTTTATTTATATGGATTGGAGGTCGGTAATTTATTATTATCGGTTGAACTGGGCGTCTATTGTCTGGTCTAGGATGTGGTCTAGGTTGTGGTCTAGGTTGTGGTCTAGGATATGGTCCAGGATATGGTCCAGGATGTGGTCCAGGTTGTGGTCCAGGATGTGGTCCAGGTTGTGGTCCAGGATGTGGTCCTGGATGTGGTCCAGGATATGGTCTTTGCATATTACCACCTACCGATTTCATTGCCTCTGTTGGTTTGAGTGCGTTAATTTGGTTCGTTTTCTGATAATTCATAATGAGGATTATCATAATTATAATTGCTAGTATACCAACAATTATGGTTGTCTTATTGACATAATCACTTTGCATATTTGAATATTAAAGATACAAACTATAAGTTATAAAATAGGCATACAAAAAAGTTTAAAAATAATAATATAGGAAAAATAAATATTTGTATTTTTTTGAACTTTTTTTGCATTTTTTGGTCTTTTTTTGATTAATTATATAGTTGAATTAATTTTTTTTAATTTAATTTTTTCTTACGATTATAATATATCGAAATCTAATGTCGACACAAGAAGGAAGACAAACTAGACATGAATTAGCGCCCTTTTTCGGTAACGATGGAAGAGCTGATTTATTTATTAAATTATTTTTGCCAAATTTCAACGAATCTATTAACGAAAGAGAGCCAACAAGTCTATCAACTGATCACACAATGGCCTACGATATCATGAGAGCCCAAAATTATGATGCATCAAGCAAACCCGCTGGTATGGATGACAATGATTTACATTATGATTTTACTGATTTCATTATACAAACAGCTTTGTTTCACAGACTCATTGATACACCAACTGGTGCAGGCAATGCCAAAACAACATTAAATACAGCCGGTGTTGCCGATGCTTCTAGAATACTTTGGAATGATATATACATGAAATGGGATCAATTAACCCCAGCATCAAAACAATTTTATAATATGTACATGAATTTCCAACAACTTGATGTAGGAACCGGCACTTGGCAAACCATCTCTGATAATCAAATGGGTCAAGAAATAGATCCAAACAATTATGCCCAATATCGTGTCAATTTGAAGAAAGTATCAGCTGGGGGTGCTGGTTTGAAAGCATGTCCAAGATTCTTTAACCTTGTACCAAAAGTCAGTCCAAAAATATTTAATAATATTTGGTTCAGTAATTCCACTGGAAATAAAATTAAAGTCACAGGTTGGCAAAATGTTCAAGGTGTCAATGTACTGAAAAAACTTTACTGTGGTATAGTTCTTGGTGTTACTAATGCAGACGGTACACAAGGATTTACTAGTCTCCCAACTGCTTGGCAAGGAGCAAGTGCTGCCAATAACATATTTGTATTAGATGTTGATCGTTTAATTAGACGTAGATTATTCAGACTTCAACAATTGATGAAATCACCAGAAGCTGCTACTCCACAAGGTCCATTTATTAGTTTGGCTGATAAAAATATATGGAAACGTGATGCTAGTGGTAGACTTTATACCGATAGTCCAAACGGACCAGTTTATTATGGTGAAGATGATGACGCAACTAAAAATATGTTGACAGCAAACTTCAAATGTTATTCGACTTTAACAAATGGCACTCCAGATGAATGTAAGAAATATATGTATCAATGTTTATTGAATGCCGACTTGAATGATATTGATGGATGTATCGAATTCTGGAAGAAAAACGATTTCTATACTGATGCTCGCAATGAAATTAGTCAAATGCATCCTCTTGTAGCAATCAGAACCTTACAAAAATTCGGTTTCAGAGACAGAGAAGAATATGATCCAGTATGTAGATCCCGTGTATTGAAGATTGAATCCAAAGATCATTGGGTTGCTAACTATTTGAGCACTAAATTTGCTGGTAAAGTCGATCCTACAACTAATACACCAGTCGAACAAATAATAACTCAAAATGAAAAATTGTTGGATTATTTACAATTATTGGTTGAATATGTTAATGCTAACCCAGCCATTCTAAATGGTGATAAATTCGTAGGAAAAACACTCGAAGCAACTGGTACTGCTCAACAATCCGATTTAGCCAAAAGACTAGGTATTAGAATGAGAGTAGATCCAAAAGGTCCGATGTCAGGTTTATATGATTTCAATATGTTACGTTCTCGTTTGAATGCTGGAATAAATTCCAGAAGACAAGGTACTATGGGTTTCGGCATGGGTGGTCCAGTTTATTCCTCTCCCTTCGCTTCACAAGAAGTCAGAGTTGCTATGCCATATCAATTATCTGTTGGCAACGGTCCACAAGATTATAGTTCAACTATACCATTCCAATTGGGAGGCCATATGCCAATTGATACATATTTAAAACGTCGTGATTCTGGTGTTATAACTGGTCCTGCTGCTTTATATGCTATCATTAAAGGTACATTGGAAGACCTACGTTCTAAAGGAAAAGAAATCGATCCAAAAGATTTGGTAGAAATCAACAAAAAAGTAGATACTCTTCAAACTCTCGAAAATGAATTGATAAAAACCGAAGTATATCTTGAAGAATACAGAAAGATTGTTGATTTATTCAGAAACTACAGACAAGAAACTATTGACTTCGCTGCCATTCAAAACTTGGTTGATAAACAAACTTCATTAGTTGACAGACAAGGTACGGAAGAATGTTCATTAGTAAATATTTTGGGAGCTCTTCAAGAAATTTTGAACGACCAAGTCAACAAACAAACTGATTCTGGTTATAAACAAATTAATCTCTAAATTTCTTAATTATTAATAAAAAATAAATATAAATATTTAAATTATTGTTATATAATCATTAATAACGTATTTAGCGTACGTTATTAATGAATGATTTAATATATTTATTTATCGTATATTGATAAATATAAATATAAATATAATAAATGACGGGTGGATTGATTCAACTTGTTGCATATGGATTACAAGATCTTTTTTTAACACGTGATCCCCAAATAACATTTTTTAAAGTTGTGTATAGAAGACATACAAATTTTTCTATGGAACAGGTACCTCAATTTTTCAGGAGTGAATTGAATTTTGATAATCGTGCTTCATGTGTTTTATCGACAGAAGGAGATTTGATCGGGCAAGTTTATATCGTTATCGAGTTGCCTAGAATTAAACAATTTTATATCGATTCAGAAACTATTGATCCCAATACTAAATTCGCATGGATTAGAAAAATAGGACATGCAATGATAAAAACCATTGATATAGAAATAAGTGGTCAACTTGTAGATAGACATTATGGAGAATGGCTCAATATATGGAGTGAATTACTCGGTAGTAAAGATCAAGATAGAGGATTAGATATAATGATAGGAAATGTACCAGAATTAACTAATTTTACTAATGGGAAAGACCCATATACTTTATATATACCTTTGCAATTTTGGTTTTGTAGAAATAGCGGTCTTGCTCTTCCATTAGTTAGTTTGCAATATAGTGAAGTAAAAATCAGTGTAGAATTAAATGCAGCGGATCAATGTTATATTATAACGCCAACAGATTATATTGATGTTTATAATGACATTGTAAATTTTCAACCGTTCGAATATATCGAACAAAATGTTAATGGACAAATTGCTTCTGGTATTTTTACAAGTTTTGATTTTTTGACTAGAAGATTATATTACAAAAAAATATCAAGAAATAATTTTCAGTCAATACAAAACAATGCCGTTTCAGTATCAGAAATTCTTAATATTATTTATCCAAGTAATAATAGTACAATTTCTTTCAAATATTTCATCGTTGGACAAACTACCGGAGTTGTTGCAATGCCTCGATTTAATTCCGTTTCTCATCCGGTTAGTCCACCCCCAAGTTTATCTCCTGTAAATATAACAAATGCTTTTTTACTTGTTGAGTATATCTATCTCGATCAAGATGAAAGAATAAGATTTGTTCAGACAAAACATGATTATCTTATTGAAACAATAAATTATTCAGGACAACAAACAATAGAAAGTACAGGACGTGTTATAACAATAGATTTAGTCCAACCGTGTAAATTTATGGTATGGATTGTTCAACAAGAGTATTTACTCGACACAAACAATAATGATTTTTTTAATTATACAGACAGTTATGTATATATAGAAAATCAACAAATCGGTAAATCATTGGTCAAATCAGAAACTATAAAACTTAACAGTCAAAATAGACTAACTAAACGTTCGTATATTTATTTTAATTGGATTCAACCATATCAATGTTTTCCTCATACAGTCGATGAAGGTATAAATGTTTATTCATTTTCTATTTTCCCAGATAAGTATCAACCATCCGGCAGTTGCAATATGTCACAAATAGATTTTATACAATTAGATCTCACACTACAAAATATTATCACTAATAAAAATACAGTCGTAGTAAGAACATATGGTTTAGAGTACAATGTATTGCGTGTTGTCAATGGTGTAGCCGGTCTAGTTTTTACTAAATAAATTAAAAAGTTTAATGTTTTGGTGGGGTCCAATAATATTTATAAAATTCATCCGTTTCACGTTGAGACTGTTCTAACCAAGAATCCAATTCTTTTTTATCACAAAAAAATGATCCTTGGGCAATATTTTTTTGTTGATCTGTTTTTTTATCAACTGCTTGATCAGTTTGTTGATTAGTTTGTTTATTTATTTTATTTTCCATATATAATTATTTTTATTTATATACAACTAAAAATAACTTTGGTAATATAGAAAAATTAATTGAATAATATATCAACTTATATTATCAATTTTTAATTATTTAATATTTTAATATTTTAATATTTTAATACTTTAATATTTTAATACTTTAATACTTTAATACTTTAATATTGGGACCCGTAAAATGCCATTCCAGCCATTCCACTCATTATACGTAGTATATTTGTTGCTCGACAATATACATCCCATTTCATTACAATTTCTTTTTTCCTAATTTTTTCTGCTATTTCTTGAGAAATTTGTGTTGCTATAGTTAGATCCTGTATTTGATCCATATTTGCTGCTCCCGACGGTTGTAAATACTCAGGGAATAATGCAAATGTATAATAAAAGATATTTCCCTTCAGACTAGAACGATACGCTTTATACGGCTGAACTAAATTATAATAAGATGCAGGTTTCCATTGTTCCCGGTATATTCCATTAAATTTTAATTGTATAGCCAATACATCTTTTCGTTTAAAATTACATCTTGAGGATTTATTTACATTATCTGATGAAATACTAAATGGTGTTATTATTGGATTAAGTGGTATCGAAGTATCATTTCTTAGTACATAATCTGTCCACATAAGTATACTATGTTTTATCTCCTCGGCTGTTTTAATAACCTTATCAAATCTAAAAATCCATATCATTTCTTTACACATATTCGAAAAATATATTCTTTTTTCTGTATATATACTTGGATACTTCGATTGTGCTATGTTAAATTGATTATGATAAATATCATTGTCTAATAAAATCGATTCTTTTAATTCTTGTTCACCTGTGATAAATTCCCCATTTCGTTGAACAACATCTATTAAATATTCATGTTTGTGTTCAGAAAAATTATATCGTTCCTCAGGTTCTAAATATACAAAATCGACCATTAACCTAGCATTTAGTTTAGGTTTTTTAACAAAACGCGTATCGGGATAATCATAAAATGCAACTTCTTGAAGA